GACCCATCAGAAGGTTTCGGCAGCGCAGGTGCGTTTGGCGGCAAAGGCGGTGGCTTTGGGGATAGCGATGGCGATGGAGACAGTGATTCGGGATCAGAGTCTGGTGGGGATTCTGCCGGAGATTCTGGTGGCGATAGCGGCGGCGGTGATAGCGGGGGCGATGGCGGCTATGGCGGTGATAGCGGTAGCGGCGATGGCGGTGATGGTGGTTGGGGCGGCGATGGCGGTTGGGGTGGTGATAGCGGTGACAGTGGCGGCTGGGGTGGTGACGGTGGCGATGGCGGTGATGGTGGCGGCGGAGACGGCGGTGGTGGTGATGGTGGGGGAGGAGACGGGGGCGGTGGTGGCGATGGCGGCGGCGGCGGAGAAAAGCGCGGCGGCTTTATTGAGCCACGCCATAAAGCTGACGGCGGTTCTGTAAGTCTGCTTGATCTTCCGCTTGAACAAGCTGTTGAGCAACTCGCTGGTCAATATCGTGATGGTGGTCGCATTGGTTACCAAGCTGGCGGCACACCTGAGTACACACTCGATCTTACCGCGCCAGAAAGAACTGATTGGCAGGCGGCTGCGCGTCCTGCGGAAGGATCACTCTTTGCACAACGCAAAGAAGAGGTTCGTACGCCTGAGCCTGCGCCCGTGCGCGAAGAGCCTCGCGATCAACGTTATGGCGTATTTGCTTTTGGCACAAACGACTATCGCAATCCGCAATCTGCAATATCTGCGGCGCGTGATGTCTATGCGAATGCGACAAGCATGGGCATGACGCCTGTATTTGTTCTGCCAAACCCTGCCGATAAGCGGTTTGCTCCTGTCAGTCAGGCGCTGCGGTCGTTCGCAGAAGAGCGTGGAATTCAGTATGAAGTTCCACGTTATGAGGAAAAAGACCCGCTGCATGTGACGCGCCAATCAGCACAGGACATTGCCAAGCGATATCCTGGCGCGTTTGTGGGTGGAGATTCCAACAGCGTCAGAATTGCGCAGTGGGGTTATGGTCAAAAGCTTCGTGACGCTAATACCTATGTTGATCCAACTACGGGATTGATCATGGGCCGCGTTGGTGCGCCATCGGCTGACCTCGCGAAGTGGATATCTCAGTACCGTAAGACGATGCAAACCGGTCGCGCCAAAGGTGGCGCTATCGGAAAGCACCCAGTTTATGGTATTGTAAATGAAGGCAAACGCCTCCGGGGACGCCCGGATTAACCTAGCTAGGAGCCATCATGTCTGACATGGCAAAACAGGCCCGCGCGGCCATGAAAGCAAAGGCCAAAAGCCTGACTACTGCTGATCCGCATCAGAAGGTAGATTCGTCTACTTGGTCTCCCCCGGAGCCGTTGGATACCACGGCCAAGACTGGGATGCGTCCGATCAGCCGCCGTGCATTCAAGGCTGGTGGCAAGGTTGAAGGCGAAAAGGCCAAGTGCAACATGGGCCGCGCCCCGCGTAAGTCTGGCGGTTCCGCTGAAGCCAAGCAGTGGATGAATGCCAAGATCAACCGCAATGTGAAGGATGCCAACGAAGAACGTGAAGGCATTAAGCACGTTGGTGGCATGAAGAAAGGTGGCCGCACCGAAAAACAGGGCGGCGGTGGCATGTATAACCGTGTTGCTGCTAAGTACACCCCCAAAGAAAGCATGGAAGAAACCATTTCTAAGCGTCAAAGCACGTTGGCAAACATTGAACGCCAAATGGGAACTCGCCCAGACGAAGTGCCGGATCGTTATTATGGACAGGGTGTTACACCTGACCCCGGTTACAAGAAGGGCGGTCGCACTGCCAAACAAAACGGCGGCGGCATGTCTTCTGGCCGTGGCATTCTGACCAAGGACGGCAAAGACGTTGTTGGTCCTACTTCTATGCCTGCCACTGAAGAGAAGAAGGCTCCTCCGATCCCGCAGCGCCCCCAGCGTGAACCCGAAAAGGGCATGTCTGGCGCTGAAGCTTCTGAATATATGAAGGCCCGCAAATCAGGTGGCCGCGCCAAAAAGGCAGGCGGCGGCGATCTTGAAATGTACGGCAAGGGCGTCTCTGGCGCTGCCGAAATGATGAAGAAGGCTGGCGCTCGCGCTGGTGTGCCGGGTGGCCTGTATGGTTCGGGCTTCACTCGCGTTGGTGCTGGTAAGCTGTCACCTGCTGGCGCGGCCATTCCGATGGCTCGTATGAAGAAGGGCGGCGAGGCCAAGCATCCTGATGAGAAGATGGATATTGCTCTCATCAAGAAGATGGTAAAGCCGGAAGCCCGCAAGGCTAAGAAAGAAGGCGGTTTCCTCCGCACTCTTGCTGACCGCGTTGTTGGTGATCTTGCATCTGATGAAGCCAAGAAGCTCAAAGACAAGATCATGGAAGGCATTGGCGGCAACATGAAAAAGGGTGGCCGCGCAGCCCGTAAGGAGGGCGGCGGTGTCTTCTCTGGCCCCGGTTATCCTGGCAAAATCCCCGGCGTTGTCCCCGGCGGTCGTGAAGCCCGTGCAACGGGTGGTAAGACCAAAGGTAAAGGCAAAACCAACATCAACATCATCATCGCAGCGGGCAAGCCTGCTAGCGCAGAAGATATGATGGCACCGGGCATGGGCGGTCCTACGCCTCCTCCCGGCCTTGGTGGCGCACCCGGTGGTGTTCCGGTTCCGGTTCCTGCTGCTGGTGGCGCACCTGGTGCAGCCCCGATGCCAATGCCAATTCCGATGCCGATGCCGGCAGCCGGTGGCGCTGGTCCGATGCCAACGCCTCGCAAGGACGGTGGTCGCCTTACTAAGGTTGCATCGTCCTTTAAGGACATGCAGGCGGGTGCAGGATCGGGCGAAGGTCGCCTCCAGAAGACGGACATTGCGAAGGCTCGCATGGGTCGTCGGGCTGGCGGCAAGACCTATCGTTCGTACAAGGACATGGACGCTGGCGCGGGTTCTGGTCTTGGCCGTTTGGAAAAGACCGAAATTCAAGCACGGAAAGGATAATTCGCGGGGGTCCTAGGCAATCTGCGAATTAGGGCGGGGGTGAACCCCCCTTTACCTCCGCCCATTCACTACGGGGGACCGTTGAGGGGAACGGTATGGCTACGACTTATCAAGCCTACTATAGGCATGAATTGAATAAGCTTCTGAATGAAGAAATACAGCGAATGACAAGTAAAGTGACAGATTCCTATCAAGTCATCACTGATTTTGCTGACTACCGATACCATATCGGAGTCATCAATGGTCTTCGCAAAGCGATAGAGCTTTGTGAGGAAGCGGAAGCCGTTATCAACGGCAAGGAGTAAAAGGGGAAAAACATGCCGCACATGCTTATGGACCATGAGGCCGATCCGGCAGACGAATTGCGAAAGCAGGCCGGTGATTTGAATACAGTTGAGGTGTTTAACAACCAGCTTCTGGTTGCTGTCTACATCCGGCCTCAAAAGACTAAGTCAGGCATCTATTTGACTGACAAAACCACTGACGAAGATCGCTATCAATCCAAGGTTGGCTTGGTTTTGAAGAAAGGTCCGTCAGCATTCAATGATACCACCGGCGAATGGTTTGCTGGCGTGGACATCAACGAAGGTGATTGGATTGTATTTCGTCCATCAGACGGTTGGAGCGTGACTGTAAATGGTCAGCTTTGCCGCATGATTGACGATGTGAACGTGAGGGGTCGCATCGACAACCCTGATCGTGTGTGGTGAGGAGTAAACTCATGGATAACAAAGAAGAGCAAATGGAAATCGACCTTGGTGATACGCCAAAAGTCGATAAAAAAATCGAAGATGATGTCACAATTGAAGTCATTGATGACAACATTGAAGAAGCGCCTGTAGTTGAAGCAAAAGCCGAATTAGAGCCTCAGAAAAAGGATGAAAGAGACCCTGAAGAGGCTTTGAAAACGCTCCAGAAAAAGCTGGATCGTGAGCGTCAGGCGCGTGAAGAAGCCGAACGGCGTGCCCAGATGGCCGCTGGCGAGGTAACTGAGACCAACATGCACCTTGTTGCCACGGCGATTGAGACAGTCAGTCGTGACCAAGAAATGCTGAAGGCTCAGTTGCGCGATGCCATGGCTATTGGCGACTTTGACAAGGCTGCCGATGTGCAAGCTGCGATGGTGGCAAACACCACTAATCTCAAGCAGCTTGAGCGTGGCTTGGAAGAAATGAAGAACCAGCCTCGCCAGCCGGTTCAACCAGTGCCGCGCAGTGAATTGACGGTTGATGACTTGATTGACCGGGTCACTCCACGGTCTGCTGAGTGGTTGCGAAACAATAAGAATGCGATTCCTGACGGGAAAGCCATTCGTATCATGGGTCGTGCCCATGAGGACGCAATTGACATGGGCATCATTCCTGAATCGGATGAGTATTTCCGATTTGTGGAGGACCGTCTTGGTATCAATAAGGCACCTCGCAACGAGTATCAGGATACGTCTGCCATGGCAGAGGCTGCAAAGGTGACGAAAACGCGTCAGTCACCGCCTGCGGCACCCGTTTCTCGGTCGCCTGTTGGTGGGGCACCCCGTCCGGGTACGATTCAATTGACAAAAGCTGAGATGGAAGCCGCAAAAATTAGCGGCGTGACGCCTCAAGAGTATTATCGCAACAAAATGCGCGACCAAAATCGCCTGAACTAAGGAGAAAATCATGGAAAATACAGCACCTAACACCGCAAAACGCCGTGGTCGCCCGCCCCGTCAGCCTTCTGCTCTTGGCGCGGCTGTTCCAAAGGTGGCATCTGAGGCAGAAATGGCCGTTGAGGAAATTCAACGCCCCGATATGAGGCCAAATATGCGTGAAGAAGACCCGCGCGTTGCCGCAGCCCGCCGTGCTGCCGAAATCCGTTCTAATCAGGTTCAAGATGATGGTGTCGATGAGTTCAAACTGCCACCCGCGCCTCCCGGTTGGACCTATGAATGGAAAACAAAGGCTGTGTTGGGTCAGATTAACCATGCTCACATGACGGAACTCTATCGTCAGGGCTGGGAAGAGGTCCCAACAGCGCGCCATCCTGAAGAAATGCCCCTTCAGGGCAATCATCCCACTATTGAGCGTAAGGGCATGGTCCTTATGCAGCGTCCGACTGTGATTGTTGAAGAAGCCCGCGCCATGCAGTTGCAGAGGGCTCGCAGTCAGGTGAAATTTAAGGAAGAACAGCTTAATGGACCGCCGGAAGGTGGTCTGGGGCACCGTGATCATGCTCAAGTTAAGCCAAAAATCAGCAAGGGCTACGAACCCATTCCGGTTCCAAAGGAATAAAAACAGCAAAAGGGGGCGGGTAATTCCGCCCTCTTTACATTTTAGGTTTAAAAGCGTAATTTAGTTTTTAAGACCCAAAGTGGTTTTCCCTTCCCCGGCGTGAAGGGCTCTTACTTCCCTGTCTCTTAGCTGCCCCGGCGTGCAGTGATGGGACTTCCTGCAAAGGAGGCACCGTCATGGCGAATACCAATGCGCCTTTCGGTTTTTCTCAATACAGCGGCACTGGTTCGGCTCCGACCTATGAACAGGTCCCCGTCACCATCGCCTACAATGCTTCCGCCATTTACTATGGCGATCCCGTAGAACCCGATGCGAATGGTCTTGTGGTCCGTGGCGATGGCACGACTGCCGCCGCTGGCATCGCTGGCATTTTCGTCGGTTGTAAGTACCTTTCGGTGTCGCAGAAGCGCACCGTGTGGTCGAACTACTGGCCCGGTTCGGATGTTGCTTCCAGCCAGACGGTTGAAGGCTATGTCATCAACGACCCGAATGCAAAGTTTGTGGTTCAGACTGGCTCGACTGGCGCTACGCAGTCGTCCATCAACCTCAATGTCCCTTACGACATTGGCACTGGTAACGCATCAAACGGTCTTTCCGGCGCGTTTGTTGACATCGCTAACGCGGCTGTCACTACAACGTTCCCATTCCGTATCGTTGGCCTTGTCACGGAGCCTCCGGGTTCTGCTGGCACGGAAGCTGGTGCGTATAACCGCGTGATCGTTGCGTTCAATAACGTAACGACCAAGAACCAGACCGGCATCTAAGAGGAGTAAGGACCAATGGCTGTTAATCTTTCTGCCATCAAAGACCTTCTCCTCCCCGGTCTCCGTGGGGTTGAAGGCAAGTACGAGATGATCCCATCTCAGTACGACAAAATCTTCACCAAGCATGAGTCGCGCATGGCTCTGGAACGCACTGCTGAAATGCGTTTCCTCGGTCTCGCGCAGCTTAAGACTGAAGGCGGTCAGACTGCTTTCGACAACAACGCTGGCGAGCGTTATGTGTACAACCAGGAGCATACTGAAATTGCTCTCGGTTATGCCATCACCCGCAAGGCGATTGATGACAACCTCTATAAGACCCAGTTCGCTCCGTCGAACCTTGGCCTTATTGAGTCCTTCCAGCAGACGAAGGAAATCTACGGCGCTAACGTGCTGAACACTTCGACCACCTACAATGGTGCAGTCGGCGGTGACGGCGTTGCGCTTGTGGCTTCCAACCATCCGATTGATGGTAGCACTGTCAGCAACTATGCGACCAGCGAACTCAACGAGTCCACGCTGCTCAACAGCATGATTGCTGTCCGTACTAACTTCAAGGATCAGGCTGGCCTCAAGGTGTTCGCACGTGCGCGCAAGCTCATTGTGCCTCCGCAGCTTGAGCCGACTGCAATTCGTCTGACGAAGACTGAACTGCGTCCTGGCACGGCAGACAATGACGTCAACGCGATCATGATGACCTCGGGCGGTCTGCCTGAGTCCTACATGGTCAACGACTTCTTGACCTCTGCCACTGCATGGTTCCTGCTTACGAACATCGACGGTCTCTCCTACATGGAGCGCGTGAAGTTCGAAACAGATATGCAGGTCGATTTTGTTACGGACAACCTGTTGGTTAAGGGCTACGAGCGTTACAGCTTTGGCTACTACAACTGGCGTTCGATCTACGGTTCGATCCCATCGTAATCGTAAGAGGGTGGG